CCTTTGTTTTTCATTTTCTACTTTTTATGTATGTCGCTACCAAATAAGCACCTACCCCATATATCAGGATCCATTTTCCATATTTTTCAATGTAAAATGGCACTGATCCCTTTTCCTGTTTTTCTACCTTTTCAACTTCCTTTTTTTGTTGCTCAACCGCCTGTTTGACATCCCCTGAAAACTTGAAGCTATCAGCAGTATGTAAAACGAAATAAGGCTTATTGTTGAAGTCAATAAACTGCCAATATACTTTACCACCTCTTTGAATATAGGAATAAACTTGCCCCACTGGTGAACCTTTAACAATGGTTCCAATTTTAACCAGGGATGAATTTAACCTGGTCAAATCTTTTTTAGCAAATAGTGTTTTTCCAATAATCTTATCAGCAGTTATTTCTGGCATATCTTATTTTCTTAACATTTTTAAAAGAAAGTTGAATTGCATTTTATCAGTTTCAGCCATTTCACAAAGTAATTCAAGATCACTTGCCAAATGTGGATCAACTGCTTTCAGCCTTTCAACTGCGTTATAAATGCGTTCTTCGTTGTCAATTTCGGTTTCATTTGCCATTGTTTCCGTTTGTTGTATTCCAGCAACGTGTGTCACCTTTTGACCAGGTGCGAATAAGCTGGAAAGTTGTGAAAGTATCATTGTCTGTACTTGTGGTGATTTGATCAAACCTGAAAGGAAATTTTCTTCAGGTTCATCATCATCATCATCATCCTGATCATCAATTTCCTGTTGCATCTTTAAAGCTGCAATTTCAGACCTCAAAGCATTAATTTCTGTCATCAAATTATGTTGACCAGGATAACCCATTTGATTCATTGGTTGATAGGAAATTGGATTAAATGAAGTAGGGCGAAAATGTGTAACCACCATACCAGTATCCTTTTTTTCAAAGTATCCTGATTTAGGCATTTTTGGATGGATCCTCAAAGTTAGTGTTGCTTCCACTCCCTGTTGTTCTGCCATCCTCAAATTGTTTTCCAGGTGATCCCTTGCTTCATTTTCATCATTACCGCTATAATAAAAAAGTATGTCCCCTTTAGAATCATTAACTGACCAAAAATTTGTTTTAGCATTGGTGTCATACCATTGCATTACCGCATCAGTTCCAGTTAAAAAAGCCTTATTAGGATTTGCCATACAATTAAATTAAAGGTGAGGGAAAGTGAATTTATTATGCATAGTAAACACCGAAACAAATGCTGAAATTAGATCCACTGATGGAACTGTATGCAGTAGGAGTTTGGATGTAAGATTTTGCCCATATAATTTGCTGACCAGCAAATGGAGTAATATCAAAACTGAAAGCAGCAGTGGCAGAATTTGATACCACCCTGTTGAGTTCCAGTACAGGAATCCTATTTACAGATTCTTTATCATTGTAGTAAAGGACCAAATAAGATTGCTTAAGGTTTGCAGTAGAAAGCAAAGCATTTCCACTCAAAACACTATTTGTGATGGTATCAGTAGTATAGCAGACCAGGTTAAGCAAAGATACAAAGCGAAGTTGCGGCTGATCAGGGAAGTAGAAACGGGTTCCAGTTGATGATTGTGGAACAACTACTTCAATAAATTCGTAGTTCTGAACTTTGTTCATTTTTTGTTTTTTTTAGAACGAAAAAAAGTAGGGGTTCTGGATTTACCGTGGCATCCCCCATTCCATTTCAGAAGTTAATTCCAGTTATTATCTAACAGGAGTAACATTTTGTGCCAAGATACCACGCATAATAACAACAATCCTTGGGGCAGTTGATGCCTGGAGAGTAGAAATTGCACCTGGAAGTTCCAAGCTAACAACGTTATTTTTAGATCCCACCAATACAATGTTTGGTTCTACGGGATAGTAACCATATTCAGTTGCATCATTCTCATCAATAGTTGTTGCAGTTGATGCAGCACCTTGTTGTGTTTGTGGAACGTAAAGATGTCTGTACAAATCCCAAGCACTAACGATTTGGCGGTTATTTACAACTACCTGCAGCTTACCATTGTACAGATTATACAAAGCAGCAGCAGCACCTGAAGTTGTAAAAGCTGAAGCATTTGGATAAGTGTAAAGCGGGAAAGCAGTTGTTGTAGAAGCAGCTGGAATAGATACAAAAACACCAATAGAACTAACGACAAAAGCATCTTGAAGATTCAAGAGATTGTTTGTAGCAAAGTTGGTATTAGATCCTGTGCTATTTACCAAAATAGGAATTTGGTATGAAGTAGTTGAAGTTGACATTGCTACTTCAGAACGCAAATATGACTGGGACAGAACTGCTTGACCAGCAGAAAAACCAGCATTGTTAACGAGATTTTTGGCATTGTCAAAAACAAGCCTTGCACCGTGTTGTGTTGCCATTTTATTTAATTTTTACTTTGTTTAGATTAATAAGAATATTCTTCATCCATTCCAGCAATAACTGAAAGATTGTCCTCACCGTAACCAGCAATTACAGAAAGATCATCACCAGCCATAACAGATACAGGGATTTCCATTGCATTGTCAATAGCACCCAGTACACCAGTTGACTGAAGCAGTCCAAGACCACCAGCAGCTACCATACCGCTACCAATAGACTGACCAAGAGATCCTTTTACAAGTTTGGGGAAGAAAGCACCAATAGCAACTACACCAGCACTTTTGATTTTAGGATCAATGTTTGGAAGGATCTTACCTGAACTGGTCAAAACCCTGGCAGCAGCTGCACCAGCAACCAATCCAAGAGCATCCATAAAGAAAGATTTTCCGATTGCTCCCATTTTGCGAGATTTTCTCCTACGGCTGGGTGCAGACCTTTTTTTCCTTTTAGCCATTTTTTTTGTTTTTTTTTGTTTATGTGGGAAGCAATCCCAAGATTTTTATTTTATATCTTTTTTTAATGCAATTTTTTGTTTTTTTAATCTCATTAAAATACTTTTCAAATCTTTTATATATCTGCGAGTTGCAATTAATTGTGCTTTTGCAAATCCCGCACTTTTACCTTTTGTTTGAGATTTCAAAGCAGATTCCTCAAAAAGTTGTTTTTGCAAAAGATCATTGAAATATATTTCCCTTTGCTGAATTGATTTTAATTCTTTTAAAATGTCATCATTTATACCACTTACTACCCTGATATTTACATTGTGACTTTTTGTATCAGTATGCTGTTCAGTTGTTTTTCTTTTTTTTGCTACAACCTTTGTAGCACTTTTCTTTTTAGGTGTTGCTTTCTTTTTCATTGCACCGATTTGTTTTGATTTAATTACTTTTGGCAGTTCTCCATATTCAGCCAATATACTTTCTTTAGCCTTTTTTAAGTTATCAAATCTATAAGCTGTAACCTCAACCCATTTACCATTTCTTTTTTCTAAATCAATACTATTCCAATATTTTTTACCATCTTTTATATATTCAACTAAATGTGGTACAAAATTTTTTATTACATCTGCATCAGTAGCATTAGTCCAATCTTTTTTTACCCTAACTCCACTAATAGAAATTTTCTTTTTAGTTGTAGATTTCTTTTTAGGAGCAGAAACCTTTTTAGTTACACCAGCTTTAGAATAACTAATTGCCCAAGCCTGTTTAACTGCCTGTGCCTGTGTCAATGATGGGTTCTTTTTGCGAAGTTTTCCAGCTTCAGCAACTACCTTTTTAAACTTTTCCCTTGCTGCCTTTTGTTTTGCAGTCATAACTATTTTTTTAATGTTTTTTCACACCAGGTTAGCATTTCATTGCCACCCCATAATTGAAAACTAATATACCCACACTTATCCTGATCCCCAACATAAACTTTAGCCCTTTTCAAATAAGAATAGATCTTTCTTACAAATTTTTCATCCAGAACTGATCTATTCATCAACTTAATTCCCGTTTTCACTCCTGTTGCATTTTTGCAACTTCCTTTCATCAGATTCAAAATATATCCTTCAGTTGCGTTTTTGGAAGCCTGTGCTGGATAATTTGAATACATTGTTAAAGGTGAGGGAAAGTGATTACTTTTTGCGACTGATTAGGTAAATGATAACGGCACCACCAATTACGATTGGCAGATAGTTCATTTTTTTAGATCCATCAGGATTAAAATTGTCTGTTTGGTTTACAATACGGTCAATTTCATCCTGTGAAGCCTGTTCCACCTGGGCATCTGCTTCAAGTTTCTTTTCTACCACATTTTTCACTTGCTTTGCCAAAACTCTTTTACCAACTTCAGAAACTTCCTTAACATCAATTCCCAACTTTGACAAAAATTCAGCCAATTTTATCAGGATGGGTGCAGCAGTCGCAGCAGCAGCAGCAGTACCAGTAGCAACCACTCCAATTTGACCTTCAGAAGAAAATTCAACATCAGCAGCTGCAATGCGTTTCTTTTTTGCTCCCTGTTCTGTTTTTCTCAAAAGTTCATTTGGATTTCCACCCAAGTTTTTCCACCAGTTTTGTGTTTCATCTGCCCTATTTGCAAAAGCATTTTTCAACTTTGTAGCCAAACCCATAAAGTTCAAACCTACCAAAAGAAGAAACGATCCCCTGGCTGGTGCCA